TGCGGCTCGTCTTGTCCCCACCCGATGTTCTCGCTCAGTTCGGTGCGACCGAGAAGCTTCTGCAGTCCGCGGTACCACCACGGGTCGTGCCGCAGCTCGCCTCGCTTGATGATGACCATACACGCGGCCTTCGCTGTGACACGCATGCCGGGTGTCCACTTGAGCGTACCGACGCCGTGCGCACGCCGCCACTTGTTCTGCAGTGCGAACGCCCTCTTACCCTTGCCTCGCTTAGCACTCATGCGGTCTCCCCTTCAGCGAGCTCCTGTGCGACGCGTGACGTGAACGGGTCGGTGTTCTTCGCGGCGGAGATGGCAGCCGCCTCGGCGACGATGGCCTCACCCATGGTCTCGGTGAAGTCCATGCCGAGCTTCTCGCTGAGCAACTGCCGTGCGTACTCAGCACTGATGAGCGGCGGGTCGGTGCCCATGAGCGCGACGACCTCGTCGATGATCGCTTGACGGTTCACCGGCATCGGGTCGTTGACGACCGACACCGCCTGTGCCATGACCGGTGCCATCTCCTCGTAGGCTGGGAACCACATCTTGGTGAGGTCGTACAGCATGTGGTCCATCTTGGAGAGGATCTCTTGCTCCTTCTCCGCGTTGCCGGCCAGGATCGGTGACATCTTGAAGGCGAGTGCGATGCCGGACTCCGCCGTCTGGACGTCGACGCTACCGATCGCGATGTCTGGCACCCCTGAGGCCTCCCGCATCGCACCCTCGAGGTATCGCACGTGGTCCAGCACCGGAGACACTGAGGACACGCCGTTCACGCGCTTGAAGTCCGCCTCCGCATCGATCTCTGCGACGTACCCGGGACCGATCTTCCACGTCGTCTCCTTGCCGTCGTCATCCACAGGCGGACCCGACGTCGTCGCATAGAGGCCGAGGCCCTCAAGCGCCAGTGCAAGCTCCTCATCGGAGATCGCCTGGTTCACCGCAGCGATGATGCGCTCGAAGCCTTCCAACTCCGAGGATCCGAACGACGCGTTGGGCGTGCGGGAGTTCTTGATGTGGTACACCGGGATGGACGTGATCGGGTCCGGCAACGGTGTCGGTGGGACGGGCTTGTTGTACTCGCCTTCTGGGATGTTCTTGGCGGGCTTGAGCTCCTGCCCGCTTCCCTCACGGTCGTCCCACCCGCCGACCTCCCACCATGACAGCTCGTAGGTGACCTTGCCTGTGGCCTCGTCCTTGCGGTATGTCTGCCGCTTGATGACGGTGACGCCTTCGGAGTCAACGACCGGGTCAGCGAGGTGGCAGCCGAGGATCTTGTCCGAGTTCCACGGGTCCTCGATGGGGAAGTACGAGGCTGGATCGACCTCGTAGATGCTCAGGCGTCGACCCTGCGGCTTGAGCGGGTTGGCCGTGATGTGCCAGACCTGGTCACCACGGATCAACCCCCACCGCTTCTGCGTGGAGAACTTGGTGTAGAGCAACTCCCGACGGAACAACGACTGCAGCGCCGCACCCACGTCTGCACGTTCCTGGTCGGTGCCAAGCCGCGGGTCGAAGGTGTAGTTCCACCCCACTGCGAGGAAGCGGTTCTTCGCCTCGATGAGCGTCTTCGCACTGGGAACGTAGATGGGCCGTGCGTCAGACCCACGCTGTACGAGCTTGAACGCCTCAGGGACGTTGCGGTAGATGGACTCGTACAGCTGGTACGCCGCCATGCGCTGCGCATCCTCGGCGGGCAGCCACGTCTCCAGCACGCCGAAGAACGGCTTTGCTGTCGTGTACGGCGTGAGGTCGACCATAGCCTCTGCTCTCCTATGCTGCGATGTCAGCTCGGCGTACACGTGCGCGCCGTGCCTGTCGGTCAGGTGTGCCGAAGTGTCCGGCGTAGAACCGACCTAGCGCCTCTGGCCCGTGGTCGTCCTTCTTCATGGGGTTCTCTGGTGTGTTGCCTTCGACCTGCACTCGCTTGTCAGGGTAACGGTAGTTCAGCATGTCGTTGATGGTGCGTACACACTTACGGTCGAAGACCAACCCGGGTTGCCGGCCAGGTGTTCCTTCCGGCAGGTGGGCGTTGCGTTCCTTGAGCGCCGCACGGATCGCATCGATGCGCCAGCGCAGTTCGCCGCCCGTGCCACCCTTCACCGGCACCTTCAGCCGCTCACTGAGGATGCGGCTGTCACCCGGCGAGGCGGGGTCGGCGTACATACCCAGCATGCCAGACGGTGCCAGTCCGCGATCTGCGATGAGGTCAGCGAACTCGTTGGGAGTGAGTCCCGACTCGTACACCTCATCGAGCACGTACACGTGTTCACCGAACGGGTCCACCTGGAGCAGCAGCCACACCGAGGGGTTGGTGAAGCCGTAGTCGACCGCCGCGTAGGTCTGCCACGCTGGGTTGAATCGGAAGTCACCGACGTGCACCTCCTCGTCGAAGGTCTTGAAGACGCGCCCGACGAACTCCGTGAACAGCGCGCCGATCTCTTGGTTGAACGACTCCTCGGTCAGGTCACCCACCAGTGCGGCCACCTCGTAGTCGAGCCCGAGGTTGCGTGCCAGCGTGACGATGTCCACCTGGCCCAGGCCCGACCCCGCGTGCTTCATCTGCTCGCGGTAGATGGCGATGACCTCGTCCGTCGCACCGTCGGGATACACGTACGGGTTGCGCCACGACGGCATCCGCCACGAGTCCCAGTCAGGTCGTGAGGGGTCCTGCCCCATCTTCCATCGGTCGTAGAACCAGTTCTTGCCTTCAGGTGTGGACGTCATCAGCGTCCACCCGTTGAAGTCCGCGAGCGTGGGGCGCACGAACTTGGTGTAGATCTTCTCTTTGAGCTTCGCCGCCTCGGCAAGGATGCAGCCGCACAGGCCTTCACCGACCAGCGACTCGGGATGCTTGGCCGACTTGGCGTGTACCTGGAAGCGACCCTCCCACATCGAGAGGTGCATGTTGCCGTTCACGGCGTCGTTATACGAGCCGGGCTTCTCGAAGTACTCACCGAACCCAAGGCGGGTGAGCTCGTTCCACATGATGCGGAACTCCTTCTCGCTGTCCGTGTAGGACGGACCTACGATCCAGAACTCACGCCGCTTGCCCATGTCCTCGAGCTGGCTCTTGATGAGGCGGGTGTTGAGCGCCTCCTGCACAAGCTTGTGGCCGCCGATCTCGCTCTTCCCGAAGCGACGACCAGCGGCCACAGCCTTGTTGCGTGCCCGGGAGTCAATGACCTCGAGCTGGCCGCTGTGTGGCGTCCACCCGATCTCCCGGTAGAGCGTGCGCTCGTTGATGGGACGGGGCGGGTCAAGCGAGGTGCGGTTAGAAAGCACCACCACGAGTCCGCGTGCCACCCACGCTACGGCCTCCCACGGTGGAGTTGCCGTTGCTCTTCGTCACCTTCGGCCCGGACTTGAACTTGGCCTGGTCCGCCTTCAGCTGCTTGCTCGCCGCACGGCCGGTGCTGGTCTTCTCCGCCGGGTCCGACGGGATCGGGTTCGTCTTCGGCATGATGTCTCCTTCGGTTGTCTGGCCAGACGCCGCCATCATACCACCAGGGACTTTCGCTGAACCTGTTGACACACCTCACGGCTACCTGATACGATGTACTCGTAAGGTTGGAAACGACGGAACTGACACTCACGGGAGACACCATCATGATCCGCTGCTGGCACTGCAAGGGACGGCACTTCAACGTCGACGAGGTGCGCGGTTGCGCTACCTACCAGGAAGACGCACAGCAGGCGCAGCTCGAAGAGATCTGGGCCGAGGCTTACAACGACGCACGCATGCTGGGGTTCGACCACGCCGATGCCGCGTTCACTGCCAACGAGCGTCTCCTGGGGGTCTCTGCCTGAACTTGTTGACAAGCTACCCGGTCTTCGGCTACGATGGAACCATCGACGGAATGACGAAAGGACTCGCTGTGACTCACCCATCCGAACTCTGCCTCGACTGTGGCACGCCCACCTTCGACAACCTTCCCCATGGGTCGGGCGCTGACCACTCGCTCGAGGCCCAGGCCTGCACCCGCATCACCCTCATCAAGCACTCGATGGAGACACTCACCGAGCACCTCGACCTCATCCTCGCCAACCTCGGTGACCTGTCCGCCCTTCCGCACATCGCCTCGATGTCCGACCTGCTCGACGACCTGTCCGCCCTCGACCGTGACCTCGACAACGCCAAGGATGTCCTGTGAGCACCTTCGCCGACGGCACGCCCATCCCCGATGAGCCCGTGACCGAGCCCGTCCCCTGCACGCACCCGATGTCCTCGCGCTACCGTGAGGCACCCGACCCCAGCGTAGGCCTGTTCGGCTGGGTCAACGTCTGTGAGGAGTGCGGCACCGACTGCAACGAGCTCGACGAGGACGAGGACATCGTCGAGGACTTCGCTGAGCAGCTAGGCGACATGATGCGT